AAAATGAAGTCGATTCCAGCACCACCACGATCATTAGAGCGCCTAAATTCGTTAAAACGCTCAGGATTCAGCAAACGAGCTGCATGCTCGTTGGGATAAGGACGCTCCATTTCAATAACTTCCGAACGTTCACGCGCGGCTTTTATGCGTTTTGACCGTGCATCAGACCAAGATTTTCCTGCGTCGCCACCCCACGCAGCCCATGCCACTCTTCCATTACTCGGATAACCCTCCTCTCCAGGGCTAAATCCCTTGCCTTTCTTGTCGACCTCATGTCTTGCGAACCAAGCCGA